GCTCCGACTCTCATATACACCGCTTGTGTGCCTATATTCTGCACCGTGCAATGATACGGTTTGCAGTTTGTTACATCTTGAGCCGGTGAACTGCTAACCGCTACAGTTGACTGTGTTACCGTCTCAAAGCTTTTAAATCTCTCGTTCTGGACTGACATAATTACGCTCCCCCGCTTCTTGTAAAATTGATTCTACCGGCTACCCCGGTATCTCCTACTATGCTAAAAAATCCAGTGTAGCCTTCAATGTCCAACCTCGCGCCGGTTCCATCGTTTGCGACAGTGCATCCCGCTAAAATATAACTAAATCCGCCGCTTGACGTTGTGGCGGCACTTCCTAATTTAACGTAAACCGGCTCGGTTCCTACGTTCGTCAATTGCGTTAATTGCGGTCTGGCCGAACTGAAAGCAGTTGATGCGTTTATGTCTGTCGGAAGAACTGCCGCGCCCGTTGTATTGTAATAATACGAGTAAGTTGTTTCGTAGCTTCGGAATCGTTCATTTTGTCTTGCCATAATCTTTCGTTAAACTTCCCAAACCTTTTTCATCTGCCCCTTCGTGTAGCGGCTGCTCCACCCCTTCGGATTCATCTCGGCAGCACGTAGTGCTCCCTTGACTTGCTCCTTTGGAGTGAAGGGAGTGACTTGCCCCCCGAAACTGAATGAAGTGGGAACGTCGAGCTTGCTCCAGCTCCCTTCTCCATCCGTAAAATTGTCGAGGCTAGGAGAGGCCAAGAACTCTTTGACCTCTCCCGTCTCGTTATTCTTGTAATCCAGTAAAGGCACTTAAGTCTTTAGCTGAATATAGTAGTCAGTACCGTCCAGCTTAACGTGCATATAGCTGCCGGATGAGTCCGTTCTACTTCCGCTATCTACTGCACCGTACAGCTCGATCTCCTTGCCGGCAATATCCTCAAAAGTAATCTCTTGAGTTACTGCTTTAGTGGTTTGCCTCTCGTTTTTCTTAGAGCTTGCCATAATCTTTACATTCCTCCTTTAGCGTCGATTTTAACCATCTCAGCCATTAGTTCATCGCGGCTTGGGCCTTCCACAACTTCCTCCTCAACGATCTCCTCCTCCGGATAAGCCGGCTGTCCGTTGACAGTTTCCATTGTGATTTCGACTGTGTCGCCGTCCACTCCTTCAACAGTTCCCTCAATAGTGAAGGAGACTGTATCGCCCTCAGACGGTGAGATCATCTCACCCTCCTCGTCAGCCATCGCAAGCGAGGCCATTGGTATTGTTACTTTTGGCATAAGTGTAAACTAGGGAGGGGGGTCAACCCCTCCCTAGAGGGTTAATCTTAGCTGTAGTTTGTGCCGCTATAGACTTGAGCCAAGAACTTCGGCTGCAAGATTGATTGGCCGTAGTAGGTCTTGAAGCCGATAGTGGTGAGCTGTGCCAACGGGTCGGTCTTGTCCGGCCCTTGAGCAATCTGCATCTTAGGCCCGTAAGGGCTCTGAGAGGCCAGATCGACAACGCCATAGGCTTGATCACCAAACACGAATGTTGAGTAAACATCGCCACCAGACGCATAAGTGAACTGGTTGCCGCTGCCGTTAGCAAGACGGTAGGAGTTGGTTGTCTCGATACACCGGATCCCGGCGTATTTGCCAACTTCGCCCTTCATAATCGAGCTCGGATCACCGTAGTGGCGTGAGCTGATCCAATCAGCATCATTCTGAATGTCACGAAGCACCCGAGGATCCGCAACGGCAGTGTAGTAGCCGCCTGTGGTCGGAGCGTTGTTGACTTTCAGAGCCGTTGCAGTGTCCAGCAACTCCAGCCCCGTCATCACTTGCGAAGAGGTTGGAGCTGAGCTGTACCAAGCAGACGCACCCGCATAGCGAGCAATCTTGCCGCTCGTTGTAGAGCCGCCATTATCGCCAAGAGTGTAGCCGATTTTACTGTCCAAATGCAGAGCTGCATCTTGACCGTTTACAACCGTAGCTTGCTCCAGATGATTAAAGAGGGCTTGGGCGGTCAACAGATCCGAGATTCCAATGACTTGTCCGTACTGAGACAATGACACAGCAACCGCTTGAAGTGTCAGTTCCTTGTAATCGCCTGTAGCCCAAGCTGCTCCACCGTGGCCAACTCCCTCGGTAAGACTCTTGATACTCCCCGTCTCCGGTTCCACATAACGGAAGAATGTTACGCTATTCTTCCCCGCCTTTTCTGGTAACGCTTGCCGCTTGGCAAACTGATCCAGAACTAGATTCTGCGTAATCTGCTTTAGCAGTTCTTTGCTAAAGTACGCTTGTAGTGAACTGCTAATGCCAGTTGAACTGGTATCCGTAATTCCCGCCATAATAGTATATTCTAATTAATAGTTTGTTAAGTGAGCACAAAGCCCCGTGCATCAGCGTCCTTCACCATCTTCAGCAGTTCATTACGCTGCCGGCTCGGTGTTAGTCTGTCGAAGGATTCTGATCTCCCCGATTGATCCACGGTGCTCCCGTTCAGTTGCGTTTTCTCATTCAACTCCTTCAGCTCCTTCTGAAGCTTGGAGTTTTCCGTTTCCAAGTCATCCACTCGGTTCGCCTTAATAAACGCCTTTGCAGCTTCCACTGCATCGTTGATGCCTTCCGGGTAAGTGGCCAAAATCTTCTTTCTATCCAACAGCTCAGAAACGTATTTGTATAATTCAGAGTCTTGATCCTTCAGTTCCGGATTGTCCTTCACGTTCTGGCTCAAGTTTAACTCCCACTGCTCCATCACTGTCCTTTGCGCTGCAAGGACTTTCTGCTGCTCGATAGTTTCCCGTGCTGTCTGAGCCTTTTCGGTGGCTAACTTGGCCAGATCGTCACGCCCCTCCTCTTGGTATTCTTGAGCGATGAGCTCGTAATCTTCCGGAGTGAACTGTGCCGCATCTTTCCGTTGCTGGATCTCGCTGAACGCATCGTTTTTCTGGGCTTCAAACTCGGCCTTTTGCTTATCCAGCTCAGCCTTTTCTGCTTTCACCCTATCCTTCTCTGCGTTGATCTCCTTCCAGCTCTTGTTAGCCCTATCTTGGCTTTTCTTTGCGCGGGAGTATTTTGACTTTGACTGTTCCTCGGAAGGCTCTTCAGCGTCCTTTACGGGCTCCTCAGCGGCCTCCTCGGGTTTGTCCTCAACTGCTTCAGTCTGTTCGACGGGCTCCTCTGCCGTGTTATCAGAGGGGGTGCTCACGGTTTCAGTCGCGGGGGCTTCGCCGTCAAAGGCGGCGATCTGCCCTAATAGCTCTTCGCGGCTAACGTCAACCTCACCAAACTTTACTGTTTCGGCTTCAGACATAAATTCAAATTCGATTAGGGCTCGTCATCCAAGCCAAGTCATCCGTTGCTCCGTTCACCTCCGGAACTCTTTCCGGTTGGCGAACCATTAGCCCGTCAATGCTGGCCAGTGCTCCCTTAAATCCAGCAGCCCAACCCGCTTCATAAGCCAGTTCCCGGCTGCCGGACGAGATTAGTTTCTCCATCTGGTGCAAATGCAAACTCAGAAGAGAACTATTTAATTTGCGGCCCGTCTCCGAGTTGAAGAATAGCCGTAACGCCTCAGTGTCTCCATCAACCCAATCCGCTGGGCTGGGGTATCCGTTGCTCCGGTTGAACGCTCTGAGCGTTCGCCATATCTGCATTAGTTTCCGCATCGGTTTGCTGTTCGTTTGCCGCTTGAGCTGCTTGCTCAAAAAAGTCGTTCAAATCCTTCTCGATCTGCCGCGCTGCCTTGGGATCCCTCTCCTTCAACTGCGTAACGTGCTCGGCCAAGTGCTGCTGTAACATCTGCCCCTCCAACGGTTGCGGTGCTGCCCCTTCATCGGCTCGCATCTGGATGTACTTCATCACTGTCTCGATATGCACCAGATCATCGTCCGACTTCTTCACCACAGCCGGGAAACCGAGCCGCAAGATAGTAATCTCATCGGCTTGATCCTCCGCTTGTGTTGAGGCCGATATGTTGGGGTCTTGAAAGAGTCGCTTAACCAGAGTGGCATCGTCAGCCTCCAGCACGCTCTTGCGTAGCTGTGCTTGATTGATAAATGCGTCTCCGTTGAACATCTCCAGCCGCATCATTGCCTTCTGGAAAAGGTACTGCTTGTTGACTCCATCAGCAGAGCCGGTTGGCATAATTGCGTAGCTCTGACTGAGAGCCTCTTGGGGAACTTGCTGGGCTGTGTCCAGATACCAGTAGTTTAGATCTGTCTTATCGTACTGCTGAAGGAGGCTCCAGCTCATCCGGTACAATTTGCCCAGACCAATCCGGAAGATTCTCATACGCAGATCTGTGCTCTGCTCGTAAAGGCTGCTGACGGCTTGCACCTCTGTTGCCGTTCTGCGTTCCGGAAATGCGAGAGTCTGGCTCAAACCAAAGTCCGGCGTGCTGATCCGTTGCTGGGCCACCTCCCGCATCAAATTCATCTGGGTATCGAAGCTGATTGGGGGGGCTTGCTGGGGAACCGGCTGAATGTCGTAGGGCAATATCTGGCCCGGAGTGATCCTCAAGTTGCCGGCATTGGGGATCTCTCTGGCCGTCCTATACAAAGGCCG